TTCATGGAGACGTTCTTCTTTGTCGTGCCGAATAGGCTGATTTGGGAGAACTGGGAGCGGTTCCAGGGTTCGCAGACGAACCCGACGGACTCGACGGACTTCACGGTGCCGGTTGTGGCGCTGGGCAGCCCGGACATTTCAGGGACGGGGACCCTGGGTGATTACTTCGGGCTGCCGCTGAACTCGGAGTTGTCTGCGGCGAAGGACGTCAACGCGCTTCATTTTCGCGCGTACAATCTGATTTGGAACGAGTGGTTCCGTGATCAGAACCTGCAGACGAGTGTGGTCGTGGATGTGGACGATGGTCCGGACGATCCGGCGAATTACGACCTTCTGCGTCGTGGGAAGCGCCACGACTATTTCACGAGCTCGCTGCCGTTCCCTCAGAAGGGTGATGCGGTTTTGTTGCCGCTGGGTTCCACGGCGCCGGTGGTGCCCGAGACTCCGGGCACGTCTTTCCCGACGTGGACGAACACGGTCGGGGGTTTTTCGGCGCCGATTCAGGCGGCTACGGGTGCCGACCCTGCTCCGCTCGAGACGATCGGAGCGGGATGGAACGCAGGTGATGACCTGCTGTGGTCGGACCCGAATTTGGTGGCGGACTTGAGTTCCGCCACGGCTGCATCGATCAACGACATTCGTCTTGCGTTTCAGATGCAGCGGATGCTCGAGCGTGATGCGAGGGGGGGCACCAGGTACACCGAGGCCGTGAAGGCTCGGTTTGGTGTGACGTCTCCGGATGCGCGTTTACAGCGGCCGGAGTATTTGGGGGGCGGAAGCTCCCCGGTGAATATCTCTCCGGTGGCTCAGACGTCGGAGGATGGTACGACGCCGCAGGGGAATCTGGCGGCGTTCGGTACGGTGAACGTGAATGGTCATGGTTTCGCGAAGTCGTTCACGGAGCACGGTGTGATCATCGGTTTGGTGAGTGTGCGTGCGGACCTGACGTATCAGCAGGGTCTGCATCGCATGTGGTCGCGTCAGACGCGTGTGGAGTTCTTCGAGCCGGTGCTGGCGCATCTGGGCGAGCAGGCGGTGTTGAAGCAGGAGATTTATTGCGACGGCAGCGCCACGGATGACGACGTTTGGGGTTACCAGGAGCGTTTCGCGGAGTATAGGTATAAGAACTCATACGTGACCGGTCTTTTCCGGTCGAACGCGACGGGTACGCTGGACGTGTGGCACCTGGCGCAGGATTTCGCGTCGGTCCCGTCGCTGGGTGCGACGTTCATTCAGGAGGACCCGCCCGTGGATCGGGTGATTGCGACTCCGACGGAGCCTCATTTCCTGTTCGATTCGTTGATCAGGATGCGGTGTGCGCGTCCCATGCCGGTGTATGGTGTGCCGGGTCTGGTGGATCACTTCTGATGGATCCGCTGACCATCGGCATGGTGGCGGCTCCGATCATCGGTGGTATCTCGTCGGCGTTGGGACAGACGAGTGCGAATCGGGCGAACCGCCAGTTGGCGCGTGAGCAGATGGCTTTCCAGGAGCGCATGAGCTCGACGTCTTGGCAGCGTGGAGTGGCGGATATGCGCTCTGCGGGTTTGAATCCCATGTTGGCGTTCCAACAGGGTGGAGCGAGCTCGCCGGTGGGGAGCTCGGCTCAGATGCAGAACGTTGTACCGGATGCCGCTCGAACCGCGTCTAGTGCGGTCGAGGCGGCTATGGTGCGGAAGCAGATGAAGTTGCTGGATATGCAGGTCAACCTGACGGGGCAGCAGGCCATGAAGGCCGGTGCCGAGGCTCAGGTTGCGAATCGGGCGTCCCAGTGGGACGCCCGGAAGTTCGAGTTTTATTTCGATCAGAATGGGCGGCCGAAGGAACAGTTCCGGAGGGTGCTGGAGGCTGAGTTCGGTCAGAACTTGGCGACGTCGGCCAGGTCGTTGAGTGAGGCGCAGCTGGCTGCGCTGTCGGTTCCTGAGCGGAAGGCGATCGCGGATTTGTTCCGCGTGTCAGGTGGAGCAGGCAAGGGCCTGCAACTTTTGCTGCCGTTGTTGTCATCCCTTTTCCGGAGGTGAGCGTGTCTCTCGCGTTTCGCGGTATGGTGTCGGGCGACGAGGATAAGGAGGAGCTCCGTGAGCTCGCGAGAGCGAGCGTTCAGAAGTCGGAGTTCGACGAGAAGACTCGTCAGGAGTTCAAGGCGGATTGTGACATCAATAAGGTGATCCGCCGGTTCGTGCGGGATGGTTTCATGGGCCTGACTCAGCAGGCCCCTCCTCAGTTTGCGGATGTCTCCCAGTTGGGAGACTATCGGTCGATGCTAGAGCAGGTGCGAGCGGCGGAGGCGTATTTCGCTCGGCTTCCTGCGAAGGTTCGGGCTCGGTTCGGGAACGATCCGGCCCGGTATATCGACGAGGCCCGAGGTCTGTCGAGGGAGGAGTTGCGTGAGCTGGGGATGGCGGAGCTCCGGAAGGATGATCCGCGGCCCCAGCATCGTCGGCGTGCGGCCGACGTAGAAACCCCCCCCGCCCGTGAGGGCGAGGGGGGTTAGGCACAGTTCTTTCCTTGATGTAACTGTGCGGACTGACTTTTGGTCAGTCGTTTGAGGGGGCCTCCGATGTGGAGGTCCCCTCTTTTTGTAGTTGTTGGAGGCTGTTGATCAGCCTCTGTGTGCGGGCCACGGCTTGGAGTTGGCGCTTCTCCTTTAGACGGAGGCGCTTGATTTCTCGATAGAGGTCGTCGAAGGAGAGGTGGCCGGTGATCGCTTCCAGGGAGCGATCTGAGAGCTTTTGCTGGGTCATGGAATGATCCGATGAAAGGGGGTGGATAGAGGGGGAAATCTGTGCCCCCTATCGTAATTTTTTTTCTGTATATGTCAAGTGTGGCCTTCCCCAGAGCGGGATCATGTATACGCGTGGCGCGCGTGCGCGATTCGTGCGTGCGCGTTGCGTGTGTAGATGAGCTAGGACGAGTCGACGGGGTTAGGCCTTGCTGTTGTGTCCGCGGTTGACGGGCCGAAGGCCCGATCCGCGGTTATGCGCGCGGGAGCGCGCTGCTGTTGCTTTTGCTGTTGCTGTACACCCATTTTACAAATGGGTGGCTGTTTCTTTTTCTCACGACCGGAGGTCGTGTTTATGGTTATGCGTAGGCATAAGATGGAGCGACGTCAGTCGCGACGGACGTTCACTCGGGGTGCACAGAATGTGCACCCGAAGAATCGTCTGGGTCGCCCCATGAGGGGCGGTATTCGGCTGTAGTGCCGTGTTATAGGCCGTTGGCGGCCTATCGGACGAGCTCGGGGCTCGTCCGGTTTGGGAAGCCGTGTGGCGAGAGCTTGCGGCTTCCTTGTGGTCAGTGCATCGGTTGTCGCCTGGAGAAGAGCCGCCAATGGGCGGTTCGCTGTTTGGCCGAGGCGAAGTGTCACGAGCAGAATTGCTTCGTGACTCTGACGTATGACGATGGGCACCTGCCCGAGCTTGCGAGTTTGGAACGCAATGCGTTCCGTCTGTTCATGGACAGGCTGAGGAAGCGAGTGGGTTACGGGCAGGTGCGCTATTTTCATTGTGGGGAGTATGGGGAGACGACAGGTCGTCCCCATTATCATGCGCTGCTGTTCGGGATTGACTTCCCGGATAAGGTGCGGTATGCGCGGCTCTCGGATGAGCCGCTTTGGGTGTCGAAGATGCTGGAGGAGCTGTGGCCGCAGGGAAGTTCCACGATAGGGAACGTGACGTTCGAGTCTGCGGCCTATGTTGCTCGATATGTGACGAAGAAGATCACCGGCGAGCGAGCTCGCGAGCATTACGGCGGTCGCTTACCCGAGTACGCGACGATGAGTCGCCGGCCAGGGATTGGCCGAGGGTGGTTCGATCAGTTCGCCAATGAGGTGTATCCCGCGGACAGTGTGATTTCGCGGGGTCGTGAGGCGAAGCCGCCCCGGTACTTTGATGGTTTACTCGAGTCAGCCAGCCCGATTGAGATGTGGGCTGTGCGTCGTGCTCGAGAGGCAGCTCGTGATCCTGAGAACGAGACGGAGGAGCGTCTCGTGGTGCGTGAGGTGGTGACGAAGTCGAAACTCTCTTTGAAGAGGAGATCATTGTGAAACTGGTTCAGCTGACGATCCTGGATACGGTCGCGGGTGTGTATTCGCGACCGTTCACGGCTCGGAGCGATGCGGAAGGGATGCGGATCTTCGCTCAGATGTGTGAGAAGGACGAGACGGTGTCGAAGAGTCCTTCGGATTACCGGTTGTACCGAGTCGGTTCGTTCGACGAGGTGTCGGGGGAGCTCGAGGGGGGATCCCCTCGGCAGTTGCTGGCGGGTAGCCAGCACTTGGAGATGACGTTCGAGAATGGAAGGAAGCAGCCGGGTAGGTTGCGGCGGTTCCTTCAGAGGAAGGGATCGTGAGGATTCCAACTCACATGGGGCACAAGTTTTCGGAGGTGCCCCGCGCGGAGATCCCGCGTTCGGTGTTTGATCGGACGAGTGGGTACAAGACTACGTTCGATTCGGGTTACCTGGTGCCGTTCCTGGCGGACGAAGTGTTGCCAGGGGATACGTTCGTGGTGGACGTGACGGCGTTTGCGAGGTTGGCTACGCCATTGAAGCCGTTCATGGACAACATTTTCATGGAGACGTTCTTCTTTTTCGTGCCGAATAGGCTGATTTGGGAGAACTGGGAGCGGTTCCAGGGTTCGCAGACGAACCCGACGGACTCGACGGACTTCACGGTGCCGGTTGTGGCGC